TAATGAAGTACCATTTGCAATGGTAGCTGTAGTTGTTGTGAAATCATTTTTGACAGCCCTAGTCGTTTGAATATAAGTAGGCATTAATGTTCCTCCCTATTTAAATAAAGGGGGCAATTAAGCCCCCTCTTTTATTTACGGCAATTCAATCCAAGCTGCACCGACAGTTTGTACGCCAACAGTAATATCAATTGCTTGAGCTCCTGCGGATACATCTCCTACATTTGCACCTTCAAAAACTACTGCATAAAGTTGATTTGCACCTAAAGTTCCAAGGTCTACTGATTTACTTGCCCAAAAATTACCAGCTGCTATACTAACTGTTGCACCTGTTGTTACTGCACAAATTAACAAAACTGCTCTAGTATACACACTTGACGAAGATGGTGTTAATGTGTGGTCACCAGCTGCTAAAGTTGTGAACGAAGTGTTAGTTCCTAATGCTAAACCTGCAACTGTATTAAATGTTTTAAGTGTGTTATAAGTTGATATTGTATTAACGGATACTGCTGCCATTTTATATTTCCTCCTTGATTATATATTAAATTGTTGTTTCAGCTGAATATGTGAATGTTGCTGTGTGAAGAAGGTTAGGCTGAATTACTTTTGCACCATAAACGTGTAATCCACGAACTCCTGTATCAAATGTGCTTTCTAAACGAATTGCTTCAGTTTCCATGATTTGCGAAGCGAATGCAATTGAATTGTAAGAACCAGCTAATACTTTCGAAACAGGTGTTGCTAAAGTACCAGTATTTGCTACTTGATTAGTTACATAGATATCAAATCCAAGAGAATCAGTCCAAGCCATTCCGCCTGTACCATTTGTACCATTATTAACTTGGAATTTAACACCAGCAAGTTCTAATTTCAAACGAATCCAAGGAGGAATAACCATCCACATATCTGAATCAGATACGTTGTTTTGTGCAAGAGATTGTTGTACTTCTCCAACTTTGGAAAAGATATTAGCAGAAGTAATTGTTCCGCTAGAAGTTAATCCTGCTTGTCCATACAATCCAAGAATGTAACTATCTGCAGTTTGTTGTAGTTTATAAGCAGCTCGGTCAGCCTGGCTACCTTTAACATCGACATTAGCTTGTGCCTTTTCAATATCTCCAACTTTAAATGCGAAATAATCTTGTTGACTGATTTGTAATACAACAGAAGCATCTTGAAGTGCTTCGTAAGAAATACTTGCACCTGAATACGAACTGATTGTTGGGTCTGCAAGTCCGTTAAAAATTACAGTATCTCCGAATTTTTTGATTTCGCCCTCTGCGTCTAAAGTACAGATGCGTTTACCTACTAGATTGTCTTCTAATGTACGAAGGATTTTTGTAGACCATATTTGTGGAATAAAATTTGAAATTGACATTTATAATTTCTCCTCTACCATTTTTTCATGGATTCATTTATTGACTTCCAATTTTTGTTTACTTCTTTAGTGTTCATTTTAGAAACTTGTTCTTTAGTAAAGAAAGGTGCAGATTCTCCATTAGATTTAATAGCACCAATCGAAGCAGATGCATTTTCTTGATTACGTTGAGAAATAGTTTCTAATTTATTGGTTTTGCCTAATTGTTCTTTTAAAATCTTATTTTCGTGTTTCATGTAAGCATCAATTAAAGACTTACCATTTTCTACTTCTTGCCAAACTGAAGCGGGTATTTCTTCTGCTTTTACGTCTGGATAAGTTTCTAAAAAATATTGGAAATCTTGTTCTTGAGATTTTTCACGTTCAACACGTTGTTGCTCAGTTTCGTATTTTTCACGAAACTTTTTGTTTTCAATTAATTCTTGAACAATTTCTTCAGGTACATCATAGCTCTGATATTGCTGAAGAAGTTCTTGTTCTCGCAATGCTTCTCTATATTCCGTTTCAGTTGTAATGGAACGACCTTCCCATTCATATCCTTGTTCAGCAATATACGCATCACGTGCTTCTTGTCTTGCTCTTTCTACAGCTTTCTCGTAATTCATGCCCTTTTGAGCTAACTCACGAGCTTTTTCCTTATCTAAACGTAAGGATTCTTTATTATATTTAATTTCAAGATAATCTTCTTGAGATATATTTTCCGAACCCTCGTTTTCGATATTTGTTCCTATTTCATTTTCGATGATTTGGTTGTCATCTAACATCGTTTCCATGATAATCTCCTTTGCTATGGTGAGCAAAATTTGGTCTTAGCTTTAAATTTCAATAACTAGCTAAGGAAGTTTAACTCTGTATTTTAACGTGGTGTCTCCCACAGTAATACAATGTATTACATTTTTTTACCTTTTGCATACGATTTGCCAATTGTTCTTGAAGCTGTTTTCTTTACAGATGCTTTTGTTGGCTTTTTACCCATCATCACAGCCATCATCATTCCTACTTTGTTTTTCATATCTTTCACTGCATTTCACCACCTTGCATCATCATATTCATTAACTGTGCTTCTTGTTCTTCAGGAGATAACTGTTGAATTTGTTGTTGTTGTTCTGGAGGAAGTGTTTCTAAGAATCTAGCCAACTGTTCATATATAAACTGTTTTCTAGTATCTTCACCTTTAATTTCTTCAAGCAATGATTGTTTTTGTGCAATTAATCCTGTTGGTATTCTCTCTAGGTATTGTTTGAATGTAATTGCTTCTTGTTGCAACAATCTATCTAAAGTTTCAATCGAAGCAAGTTCAGACCAGTAAGAAGAAGCACCAACTTCAATCTTTAAACGGAACTTCATGTTCTTAATATCATCAAAATTAAATTCAACGATTTGTCTTTGACCTAATATTTCAGCATCAATCTTCCGAGTTCCGTAATAGTTAGTGATGTAATCCAACCATATATAACCCATGTCTTCTAAGAATTGATACATGTTTTGTTTGATATTTTCTAATGGTACCGCAGATGCTTGTTGAACCGCTATAATCGAACGACCCGATGCTCTTTCGGGGTTAATGTCTCCTAGCAAGTTATCGTTAGCACCTAGCATGTCTTTTGTATAGTTAATAGCTAAATCAATCGTTTGCATAACTTGACCTGACATAGTTCCAGGGTTTAGGTATTGAGCTACGTTTCCAACAGATTCGTTACCCATTCTTTCAATTCCGATTGCTGCACCGATTTGATTGTTCCAAGCTGTAATCATATTTTTATTGTATATTACTTTAGGGAAAGCAGTGTGCATCAACGACATCATTGCCATTGCGAACATTTTGTTAATGAAAATTTGGTTAGGGATAATTCCAGTCACAAGTGCTTGTCCATGATAGGAGTTCTTGCGTACATCCCAATTCATCAAAGTTACAGGATACAGAGTAAGTTTGGTATCCCACTCTTTACGAATCGTTGTGAACTTAGTAATCTTTTTAGCAAAAATTTTTCCGTCTTTTTTGTACATCTTAATTAATGAAGTTGTTTTTCCAAACCCATCGAAACGATAGTCTAACTGTATCTGTGAGCGGTCACCTGATTGATAAAATGTTTCTTCATCTGAACCGATTTTTAAAATTTCATCTTCTGATATTCCATTTGCTCTAGCTTCATCTTGTAAGTTAGCTACTAACTCACGAGCTGATATAATGATGTATCTTTGTTTCTGAACTTCTTTTTCGTTTGGGTCACCAAAAAATACATTTACATTGTCAATTCTGTCTACATCAATATCACCTTTAGCTGCTTGTCCTGCATCGATGTTTGCATTCCAATATATGTAACCACACGCATCTCCGCTTACTGCTGCATCCAATAACCATTGACGAAGTTTAAAATTCATTTTGTTTTTTTCCCAAAGTGTTGTTGAATAATCACTAATTAATTGTGCAGCTTTTTTAAGTTTCTCTTCATCTTCAGGAGTTTCAGCACTTACTGCTTCAGGTACAAAGTGCATGGTAACATTTTGACTCAAAATAGAGGAGACGAAGTAATTAATAATTCTTTTTAATATGTTGAAAACAGGTGTTGGAAGTCCGTTTGAAACGACACCATTCCATTGGTCACCTGCATAAAAACGCTCATTTTTATTTACTGTTTGGTATAAATCTATTTTGTGGTTGTAGTCTATACCCGCTTGATACTGTTTCCATTCTTCTGTTTCTTGTGAATTAAATGAAGGAGAAGGTTTTTTAGCCATCTATTACTCCTTTTTGGAAGTCGGACTGCCATCATATACTAATAGGTTGTTCAGACCACTTATGATTTTATCTTCTTCTGACTCTTCTTTGTTTTTTGTTTTGTTTGTTTTGAGTTCAACTTGTTTTTCTATATAAATAGGTTGTTCTTTTTTTGTGAAGTTAAGAATAATTTCTTTATAAATGTACAAATTAATTAAAATGTTAACTATCAATAGTAAAAAGATAATAATTTCAAAAGAATAACTCATTTCCAACCTCCATATTTAACGTAACTGTCATGTATTTGATATTCATTCGCTGTATCTTCTTTAAAGAATTTATCAAACGCACCTTTTACGGCTTTTGCGACAGTTTTTTGTGATGGTGGTGTACGCATTGAGCAAAAATACCGCAATGCATCGGGGCTATGAGTGATTTCGTGAGGTTCATTTGAAATATCATTAGGTTTTTTGTCATCATGTTGTAGTAATGGTAAATTCTTAATAAGGATAGCACAATTCTTCCAAATTTTCAAGCGTGTACTATTTTTCTCCTCACCAGTTTGTTCATCTTTGACTTTTAAAACTTGCAGCCATTCTTTTACGTTATACCATCCCTGTATTCTATCATTATTAGACTTAGTTAAAAAGATTCCATTCTCTTGAAAGACCTCTGCTGCACTCTTACCTGTATCTTGTCTTCTGTTCCATAAGTCAGGTGGTGCGTAAAATGTTTTGATTTGTTCTTTGGTTAAAGATAATATGCGTTTACAAGCATCACTAATAATTAAATTAGGTTCACAGAACTCTCTGTAAGCAAATGTGTTTCCTTGAGAGTCGGTGGCGTACCAATATACTGCTAACATATCTAATCCGTAATCTAATGAAACGTATTTGTCCCAGTATTGAGGAATTTCAAAAGCATCGCACACATGTACATCGTGACTAAACTCTTCAAAGTATTGTCCTTCGAAAGCATCCCAATCTCCATACAACATGGCTCGTTTACGTGCATCGGGAAGGTTTTCTAAGTTTTCTACATATTCAGGGTTATTCTCCATCAAATACTTATTGTCATAAACTGTGGACTTAACGAAATGATAGTTCTCTGCTTTTTCCTTACCAATGTAGACTTTATCAATGAATAGTCGTTTTACCCAGTTATGACCAACTCCGCCTGGGTTACAAGTAAAGTACATCCGTGGTGAAAATCTTTCTTTCATCTGTCCACTTGAACGATTAGATTCTGTAAATGTACGGAACTGCATTTCCGTAAATTGCGTAGCTTCTTCCAAGAAAATAACATCATATGCTTGTCCTTGATACTGAAGCACATCTGACTCAGTTGAACAGTAACCAAGTACGATACGAGAACCATTCTTAAAAGAAAACTCTTTATTCATTTCTGAGAAGTGAGCAATTTCTTTTAATACCTTTTGAAGCGGGAGAACGTGGTTTTCTCGTAACTCTTTTAATGAACGTCTCAGCAGAAGTATCTGTACGCCATCGTAACGAATCGCAAGTAACACTGCCTTCATACGTGCTGCCCATGACTTGCCTCCACCTCTAGCACCTCCGTATGCAATGTACCTAGCTTTACTCTTAAAGAACTCTATCTGTCTTGGGTAAGGGTTAATAGCTATTTTCATGTTTACCTCATTTTTTCAAAAAATTTTTTTTGGACTTCTTTGTTTCATTTTACCTCTTCCTCTTTTATTTATCAATGTTTTATAGTGTTCACAAATTGTTCACATCTATAATACTTTTGTTAGAAGGATATCGTATCTTTAATGTCGAATGTATTTAGTATTTAAATAATTAAAAGATAAGTTCAAAAGATTAAATTCAAATGATTAAGTTCAAATGAGTTTAGGGATAGGGGAGGGATTGTAAGGGAGGGGAAAGGGATTTCGTCTTTTTTTATGTCTATTTACTGGAAATTATTGGGATAAAGGTAAAGTGTCAATTTGTATATGATGTAATAATAATAAACCATGGACGCCTGTATGGGTGACATGGGTCTATATCTGTAATTACTATATATATATTTATATCTTAACAAGCAAACACTATACATTAAAAACCCTACACTATACAAACTTTTGGAAGGAAATGGTATTTCTTTGCTCAAGGACTTATGCACATGCTTATCTATAGTTATCCACAATTTTAGTGGAATATGGCACTTATGCACAGGACTTATAGTTGACAGTTGTGGACAACCCTGAATAACACTCATTGCAGCTGTGGATAACTCTGTGGATAACTTGCATGAAATCGAAAACTTTTTGTGCCATACTGTGGTCAGCGGTTGAGGACGACTCGCCGACTCTCTTATGATTGGTTGTGTGTATATGTCTAAAGTATCTCAAGAACAAAAAGCAATTGAAGTGTTAGTGAATTTAGGTTATAAAGTTATTGCTCCTAAAGAGAAGTATAAGCCTATTACTATCAAGTTAGCTGTAAAAGGACTAACTACTGAGACGGTTAAAGCTGGTGTTCATACTGAAGCTCTTATAGAAGTTGGTAAGCACTTTGAATTAGGTAAGAGTGTTAGATTCAACTATGGATATAAAGGCAAAGCAAGATTCGTTTGTGTAAGTAACAAAGAGGAATTGTTACAAGTTATTAGAGAAGATAACAGAAGATTCTACTTTGTATCAGTGACCTTAGCGTAAGCTAAGGTTTTTCTTTTTTTTTTTTTTTTTTATAAGTAAATGCTCATTGAGTATTTACTAATTAATTAGTTAATTAACTAGTTAATTAGTAAGTACCTAAACAGTCCGAAACGCTGTGAAGCGTCCTAGTGTATAGCACTAGCTGATGAGGACATCAGTAATAAGAGGAGGAATTAGACATGAATTATTACTACCTTGGGATTGAATACAATCCTGCAACAATTATTAAAAACGGTTCTATGACCGTGTATTCAGAACTTCAGGAAGCTGAAGTTCAGTTCTTTGCTGAGAAAGATGGTAGTATCTCAGCTAGACATTGTGGAGTTACTGAAGGCTCTTTCTACACTGATTGCATAACTATCCTAGAATCATGGGAATGGGGGAATTAGACATGAAATACAATGGCAAAGAATTGAGTAAGATGGATGAACATGAATTCTTAATGACCATGGAAGCATTGGAGTACAACATGTCAAAGATTTACGAATACATGGAGTCATTAGGATTCCAAGGTAAGCAATTAACTAGCTTGTTTGATTACTGGGTTATCTTACGTAATCATACAGAGATGGCAAGAAGTGATATATACAAAGAGTTTTGGAAAGATTAATAGACCGAAACGTCGTGAGACGTAGTAGTGTATAGCACTACCTGACGAGGTCAGTAATTATGAGGAGGAATTAAAATGACAGTACAAGAGAAGGTAGCAATGTTAGTAACGATGCACGACAATATTATTGATATAGGTGATGAAGACATCTATTATCAATGGATAGTCGATGGGGTTCCCGATGAACCTTATGAAGAGATTTTAGAGTACATAGCTGAAACATGCTATGAAGAAGTAGTAGAAGTTTATAATAACCTAATGAAGGAGGTGAATTAATATGTCAATGTCATCATCTATGCATCTGAAGGATAACTCATTTGAAGTAGGAATGAGAAAATTCGAAGTATCAGGTAAAACTGTTGTTTCGATTTCAGTAAGTGCAACAAGAGATTACATGTCACAAGGTGACTTTACTTTGTTCATGACCGAAGAACAAATAGTAGAGTTCATGTCGCTGATTAACAATGAGCATTTAAAATTAATAAAGGAGAGCCGTTAATTCGGTTCTCCGAAAGGAGGTTTAATATGTTTCTAGCATGGATATGGGAAGCTTTGGGAGGTGTAGTAAAGTATGATTGTCGTAGCGTTATTATTAGGTTTTTTATCTTTGATATCTATTGTTGGGTTTTTCTTATTATTGGTCTCCGTTTGTGGCTTACTGGTCAATTGGATTAAGAGATAACTAATATAAAATTGGAGGTATTATATATGTAT